AGTTGTTGCCAGAAGTTTACCAATGGTTCATATAAATCATTTACCCAAATATCTAGGTTAGGATATTTTTTTGTGATATAAATCGCAACACTTCCACCACCAAGGAATGGTTCTCGGAACTCATTATAGTTACGAAGATCTGGAAAGTATGGTCCCATCTTCTCACAAGCACGAGACTTACCACCAGGATAACGAAGGGGAGTTTTAAGAGATTTCATCAAAGGATCTCCTGAAGATTTTCAAGAATCTGTGCAGAAGTAATTTTTTTTTCTGCTGGTTTTACATTTGAAGCAAGAATAGTAAAATCACCAGGAAGAAGTTTAAATTTTGCAACTGGAGATTTGGGAGTGAAGTAAACGCGCTTATTAACAGTTTCCCAATCAGTAACTCCAAGTGTCATAGAATCAGTATCTACAAGGAGCATATAATCAAAAGTTTTTTCTACTACTTTTGTTTCCCCACGAAAATTCTTAAGATCGACAACACCAGTAGATCCATTTTTATTAAACATTTTAAGTTTACCTTTCATCTCATAGTTAACTTCATCAGCGGAGACAAAATCAACTCCATCTTTAAAATCACCAACATATTCAAGTTGACCATCACTCCACTTTGCAAAAGACTTTTCTTGCAACCAAGTGCGGAGAGTTTTAAATGCATTAGATTTCATTTGAGTTGTGTTAGTTGCTTTAACGCAACCAAAAAACTCTTCAAGGTTAATACGTTCAATGTTAATCATAATAAAAAATAAAAATCAAAGGGATAGTTGTTTGCTAGGTGTGATGATTGGACTAAAAATTTGATTATATTGTTCTACAATTTGATCTTGAGTCTCAGATACATAAACAACATAGTGTTTATTAATTGTAATCTCTTTCACTTCTTTACTAAGAAGAGGAGACCAAGGTGCAAACCCAAGTTCACCTCTTCCAGAAGGAACCGCAACAATTGGATTTGATAAAACAAGAGAATTTTCAGTCTCACTGATTAGATCAGCAATAACGTCTTCTCCAGTATTCAGTCTAATAAGTTTTACATTCATTGTGAACATCCTACATGAATTTGAATTGATTTAAAGGCATTTGCCATTTCTTTGTATCCTAAACCAATATATACTTGTCCAGTAACAACAGCGATTGCCATAGAACCCCAAAAGATATAGTACCACTTGGATTTAACTTGATGTTGTTTTTTGAGTTCATCAAGTTCCTCATGAATATCTTGATGATGAAACCTTAAAGGTTTTTGAATAAGTTCTTTGAGTTTTTTGTTTTTCATTTAAACTCACACTCCACCATAATTTCAGTAAGAGCAGCAAGAAGATTTATTTCTTGGTCAGCCACGAATGCACATTGGTATTGGTACTTAGCAACAATAAGAACGGCAGCAGGAATAGATTGGGGTGAAAGATCATCAAGAGAGGAGTCATAAATCCTACGAAGTAAACTTGAAGCATCGTTATCCAAGTTCCCGACCACCCACTTTCGGACTTCAGTAAAGTTTTTAGTTTTGAGATTTTTAATAAGTTCATTTACATTAGTATCAGAGAATGATGCCAGGATTCCTGTATCAATTTTTCCACCAACAGCATAACGTTGGCACTCATTAAGTACTCGCCTCCAATCTGGAAAATGCTTATTAACCAATTCAATCAGTACTTTTTGGTCATATTGAATTGACTCTTTTTGAAGGATGTCTTGAAGGCGAGTAAAAAATGCTGCAGCAAGTTTTGGTTTTTCCTTTGACTTAATTCCAAATTCGACGACTGCACATCGAGAATGGAGTGGTTCAATGATTTTGTTCTTGTAATTACAGGTAAAGATGAATCTACAGTTGTTAGCAAACTCCTCAATAGAAGCACGTAGGAGGAGTTGTACGTCGTTTGTTGTGTTATCTGCCTCATCAATGATGATGACTTTGTGTTTAGCAGTTGACGAAAGTGAGACGGTCGAAGCGAAGTTCTTCGCATTGTTTCGGACAGTATCGAGGAATCTACCTTCGTCGGATCCGTTAATGACATAAACATCTACTCCCAATTCATTACAGAGTGCTTTTGCCACCGTTGTCTTGCCACATCCAGCAGGACCAGCAAGAAGCAAGTTTGGCACTTCGCCTTTATTTAGAAAGTCTGTAAATGTTTTCTTAATATTCTCAGGGAGAATACAATCTTCAATTGTTTTGGGGCGATATTTCTCAACCCACAAAAATTCATCACGACTCATAATTTTTTATACCCAATCAGGTTTTCGTTCTGGCATACGAAGATAATTAGATGCAACCCAAGATTTGGATGCGATATACATCTTGTAAGCAGTAAAAGTGTCAATGCTTGTGTCAAGTTTATACTCATCAGGCATCGCTCTCGCAAACGGTGTTACTTCAGTAATCTTTCCTTTAGGAAAAAGATAATAAGCATCCACAAGTGTTTTATAACAAGAGTGAATCTTATTATAGCGAAGGGCGTACTCATCTGACAAGTTAAGTCCCCACTTAATTAACCAGTAGGCATTGTGGATTGATTCCATTGCCCACTTTGTACATGGATGATTACGGAATGCTCCCTTCTCTGTCTTGTATGGCGTTCCATCAGACTTTGGAAGAGTTCCGTATCCATGTCCCCATTTGTCAGATGCCACGATAGAGAGCATCTGACAGCACTCTAATGGCATTTTGACAACGTGTTTATCAGGGAGACAGACAGCACTTTCAGCAGGCCAAGGAGAGGTTACAAAAATGTTCATCCAAATGTTGAATCAGGTTCCAGAGCAATATAATACTTCAGGTCATAATCCTTACTGTCAAAACGTGACAAAAGTTTACTTGAGATGCTGACCTGATATGTTCCAGGAATAATCTTAATATTTTCTACTTTAAAATTAAAGCAGAAGTTAAGTTCAGTCTCACCCACAATAACTTGGAAGTCATTAGAGGTATCATTCTTTTTATCGCGGACCACAATCTTAACAACACCTGCTTCACCGATAACAGACAAATCAGGAAGTTGGAAGATATTAGCAGCTTTAATAAGACGAGTCAGTTGATCGGAAGTAATGCTAAACGATACGTCTTCAGAAGGAAGAATAAGTTCTTTTTCTGGAGGAGTAATAATTACGTTTGGATCAGCAAAAAAGTAATTTGAACGAGTTTTACCCTCACGAATTACAACATAACTATCATGAGTAAAGTCAAGTGCAGGATCTTTATGTAGATCCAATCCATTCAAAAATTGATTGAGATCGTAAATTCCAAAGTCTTTAGGGATCTCTTCGGTGATGTCTGCTTCTGCAAGAATGTTCTTCATAACACTAATGGTGCGAAGCTTACTACCTTGTTTAAAAAGAATAGATTGATTAATGTTAGAAAAGTTCTTTAGAAGATTCAGAGTTTTATCAGAAAGTTTCATAGTTTGGGAGTTCAAATTCATAATCATCGAAATTCGGAAAGACCATTGTCTTTGCGAGAATAATGCCCATCAAAGTGAAGGAGTAGCATGGCATAGTGAATGACTTTCATCAGGTCACGTTTGTTGCGACCATCTTTGTCACCATAACGACTGCCATATTTAAGAATATTTGCTTGACAAAAACCAGGAGCAAGATCCTTAGCTGCCATCAAATCAATAGTTTGAATGTCTTTGTGATCTTGATTGTGCCCACAGTAATGACTACCATAAGTGCTAGTCACATAATCCTCAATATCTTTGAGGATTTTATCTTCATTGTATTTCCAAAGATGATTTTTAGTTTCACTCATATTAAGATTAAAAGTGTAAGGTGAATTCAAAGTAAGGTGGTCATCACCCATACCACCAGGGAGTCTAGATCCAAGAACAATCATGTCTGGTGAAGGATTGGGATTACCTGTTAAACTAATTCCATCTTCAACCCAAAAATCTTGATTTGATAAGTTAGACATTAAATTAAAATCGTTTTCTGAATAAGGATGTTCGTCCATAATAAAGGGGAGGGTCATAATTTACCTCCCCCAATTATATCAGAATGGGGTGGGTTGGTCAATGTATTCTGCAGTCAGTTCAGGACCAGTAGAAGGCATTTGGAAGTCAGCATCCACTTTATCATACAGTTCCAGGAAGGACTGTTTGGTTTCGTCATCAAAACGATTCACACACACTTGGATTGCCTTTGCCTTGTCTTGGAAGATGCTATAAGCACGAATGATATGGACAAGACGGCGGGTGCTAATGATTTCATCAATACCACCATCGTAGAAGGTCTTGCGAATGATGTCTGCCCAGTCAACCAGGCGCTTACAGAAGTCGCGGTCTTCCACGCCAAGGTCCAGAGCAATGCCTTCCAGAATCTTCTGTTCAGTAGCAGGAGCAGGATAGGACTGCTCAAAGGTCACAGGGAAACGCTCAAGGAATGCTTCGTTGAGAACGTTAGTGCCGATGAAGCGACCATCATCACTACCCTTACCTTTGGTGTTAGCGGTAGCAACAACGTTGAAACCCGCAGCGGGTTTGACATACTTACCAATTTTCTTAAGGAAGACACCCTTGCCTTCCAGAACAGACTGAAGGCAGAGGATTTTATTGGAGGCAAGGTCAATCTCATCCAGAAGCAGAATTGCACCACGTTCCAGAGCTTCCACAACAGGACCATTGTGCCAAACGGTCTCACCATTCACCAGACGGAAACCACCAATCAAATCATCCTCATCAGTCTCAATCGTGATGTTGACACGAATCATCTCACGCTTTAGTTGAGCACAAGCTTGTTCCACACTGAACGTTTTACCATTACCCGAAAGACCCGTAATGAACGTTGGATAAAACAAACAGGACTGAATAATACGTTTAACATCTTTAAAATTACCAAACTGGACGAAGGTATCATCTTTGTCAGGAATAAGATTTTGTTCGATGGAAGGAAGAGCAGAGGGAGACTGGAATGTACGTTCAATTTCATTGACTCGCTCTTGGGTTACCTCAAGATTCCAACGCCCACGAGAAGTTTTAAATTGCTCAAGGCGACGAGTCACTGTCTGATAATTCAGACCATGAGAAGCACAGAAACCCCTAAGATCGCCAGAAGTAATTTCAGAACCATAAAGTTCTTTGATGCTATCAAAAAGGGCTTCGTCGTTCACAGAAGATTTGCGAGACATGATGTAGTTGGGTGGTTTGTTTCAACATAGTCATTGTACACTGACTTTGAGGAAGATGGAGTTACCAGTGGACGGTTCTAAGATTGTCCCATCTGCTCAAAGAATTTTTTAGATATTATTTTAGCGGTAT